GGCAATCGCATCGGCATGTCCGAAGAGGCATGCTCATACATGGCAGCTGCCCCTTATGCCTGGCGCTTCCAGGGCAGACCGTTAGCTGCCGGACTTGTCGTAGGTGCAGCGGCGATCGCCTGAGCAGCGACCGGCGTCGTTGGTCCCGTGGCCGGCGCCGCTGGGCGCGCCATCGCACCGCTTGCACCACCCCTCGGTAGATAGCGAATCGAATTTGATTCTCCGTAAGCCCCTTTGGGTGGACGCACCCGTACATCAAGGGTCATTGGAATCAGATGTAACTGTTCAGAGTTGTTGACCTGTAGCTTGCCGACCGCGCGACAGATCGATGAGAGGGTTCGCTGCGCAATCTGTACTGCATCAGGATTTGCGTTAATCAGATTAAGGCGATCAAAAAGCTTTCTACCGGCGTACTGCCCTTCCAAAATGTCGAGCTCCAGATACAGGTACTGACCGGCGCCGTCCTTGGTAACACGCATTTCGCTGGTCACAATGTGGCCGAGGTATTTTCCTGGCGGTAGTACGTCGTAGCCGGTACTGGGTTCAACAGCCGATGCATCAAATGTTTGTCCGAATGAAGCCATGGTGATTTCTCCTTTTTTCAGGTGCGAGTGGTAGTGGGTGGGTTAAGCGTCGAATGCAATGATTCAGGCATGGCCTGCGCAAAGGCGGACCATTCAAGCGGCAGCAGGTCAGGTAGGTCGTAGCGGTTTTTTGCGAGAAAGGCCGGACGTTCGACCGTATGGATTACACGCTCGCCGGATCCAACTGCACGACTAATTTTTTTGTTAAAACCGACATCACTTTTAACGGTGGAGATGCGGTAATTGGCAAACAAAACAATGTCTGAGTGTTCCTGCAATAAAGCAGCTGCACGAGCATGCAACTTAATGACATAACGATCGTATGGATCATGTTCGGGCGAATCAAAACGTTTGATATCGGTGTGCGCAATTTGAACTACTGCCATCCCACGGTCATCGCGCAATGCATTAAGGCCGTCGATGTATTGACGCCAAAGATTTAATGCCGCGACATAACCTTTGCCATACCCTGCGTCTTCAATCGACGACCATCCGTTATCACGGCAGGCCTTTGCCCATACGAGGGGTTCAAGCCAGTCCACGCTATCAATGACAACAGTCGCGAAGTCATGCTCTTCGGTATAAAGCGCACTGATCGCACCTAAGACATCTTCAAAGGTTCGCGACAGGGGAAAGTTAGTCGCAGCCAACGTACCCAAGCCATCTTCGGTCTGGATAAACACAGGCTTATTTGCCTGCGCTGCGAAAGTGGTTTTGCCAACACCCGCCACACCGTGAATCAAAAGACGCGGGGCTTTAGGTTTATTGGCGCGTGTGAGTTGTGCAAGCGTTATAGCCATCAGACTGCCTCCCCAAAGGTGCTGTCGTTTGCAGCTTCTGGAGCAACGCCATCAACGATGCGCTCAAGCTTATAGGTCGGCTTACCTGCTTTGATCGTGCGCGCAGGCTCAAACAATTCCCGCACAGCGGGCGGCCAGGCGCCGAATTTGGTCTCGGATACCTTGACCTCGATACCAACATAGTCTTCAGGGTTCTCACCCCACTTACGTAGCGCTTCGACTGCGTCTTTCAGCTTTCGCTGATCGTATTCAGGACGCTTAGGTAAGTCAGCGATGACAACAAATCCTTCATCCTCGAAGCGCACAGTACCGGTGGTCTTGCCAGCATTCTGGCGTAATTGGTTTGCTTGGCTGCCGAAACGGTGATGCATCACCGCCTGAAGAAACTGCTTGTACTGACGCGCAGATTCTTCAGCCGACGAGACGCGCTGAATCAGTTCATTGAGCTCGGCGAGGGGCATAGCTTCGAGCTCTGCCATCATGAAATTGCCAACCTCATCAAGTGTGTCGGGCTGAGGAATCATAGGTACGCTCCTTTTCAATGGGTTATTTCCGGGGTTTCGACGGTGGCAGATGCATTCGTCTTGCGAAGACGGGCACGAATTTCAGGCGGTGTCAGCTTGCTGCTTGAGCGGATCGCGATATAACGGTAATGGCCATCGGCGACCTTCAGGCTGAACAGGTGAACCAAGCCCAGTTCGCAAGCGATCCAGGCACGCCGCGCGACGGAATGCAGCCGGTTGCGCTCTTTCGTACCTAGGCCACTGCCCGACTCGGAACGATCGAGTAGCAGGAACCCCTCGTGGTACTGAATCGATTGCCCGACCAGGGCATCTCCGATCCAGTTAGCGAACCGCTCTTCGGTCAACTTTTCAGTCGGCACATACACGGCCTGCAAGGCCTTTCTACCGACATCAACACCCAGCCCTAGATAGCTGCGTGTGGTTTCAACAATTGTTTTTGCATGCGACATCATTTCTCCAGGCATGAGTTGGCCTACCACCACCCCCCCGAGGGGCGCGGCGTTTGAGTTTCTTGAAGGTTTTTACGGTGCGAGGTCGCTGTTTTTCTCAGCCACCCCGCGATGGGTCAGCTGATCGTCCGAATGCCAAACATGCGCAAGTGCATCTGCAAGTCGGCAACACGGCGGTAGAAGGTTGCTCTGGACATCCCAGACGCCTTGGCAGCGGCTGGGACGTTTTGTTGAGACGCAAGCAGATCAAACAAGCTACGTTGATCGCCGCTCATGTGGGCTAATGCAATCTCCACATCGTGCAGGGTGTTGCTGACCGAGATTAGTTCACGGTCTACCTCTTCCAACAATGCAGGGGCCTCGAAGATACCCTCGTACGGTGGATACATTTCTGGATCATTGGCCGCCTCTTGAGAGTCCGGGCAATACTGGATCAGCCAAGCCTCCCTACTTAATTTATTTGCAATGTCCGCAGCAAGGTTTGCCGATACCGCGCCTGTGAAGGTATTGGTCTTCCCCTTCGTTTGATCAAATGCTGGTGCTCTTTCAAGAAGTTCGAGAACCAGTGTTTGCTGGACATCCTCAGTCTCTGCACCCGAAAGCCGAAACGCTTTTCTGAGTGATGCAGCACGAACTGCGGCAGCAGTCATGGCAGAGGAGATGTAGTCAGGCGGTAATTGGTTGGTCTTGTGCTTCATCGGTGCGCTTTCTTGTTCGTATTACGCACATGATGCAGGCTAAGTTCAAGCGGCACACTGTTTCAGGGAAAGCTGAGCCGGTAATTTGGCAAGGCAAACTGACTTTCTTAGGTACCCGCCCCACCCTGTTAGGGTACCCAAAGGGGAGACTAGCTCGTTGCTTTTGACTTCCTGTGAGTCGAAATCCAACCTTCAATAGTCGCAACAGAAAAGACTTCAAGATCCTGTCGTTTAGCCTCTTGCGAAAGCCATTGCCAAAGATCTGCAGCCGCGCTCGCGATGCTTTTCTTTTGAAAACTTTCTGATTGATCGTGTTGAGCCAAAACAAGATCTCGGCTCTGGTTTCTTCTGATCAAACTTTTTTCTTTACCAATCTTTCCCCAAGCCCTACGTTTTTCAGTTTCCGCCAGCTTAATTTCTTCCATACCCTTTTTTACGCCTTCTTTGGTCAGCGTTTCTGCACGACCGATAGTGGCTTCAGTAAGATGTTTGAGTTGGAGCATTTTCTTGACTGACTCAGCGTAGGTAACCGCCTCCATAGCAGCAATCAAATCACTTCCGAACCTTGAGACTTCATGAGGCTCGTAGTTTTTATGTGTCCTTGGTACACGCTTCAACTGCTTGAAATCAAAAGTTGAATTCAGCGCTTGAACATAGCCTGCCACAATCGTCAATGCCATCGCAGCGAAATATTCATATTCTTTTGGATCAGGAATATCGGGGTCGTCTAACACTGCCATCGATTCGATCACTTCTTTAGCTGCATCAATCGGGCGTGTGTTTTCAGAAGTCTTGATGTCGTAGCTTTCAAAAGCTTCGGGGGCGAAGTCCTGAAAATGTCCTGCTTCATCGGTTTCCAATAACTCGTACAGTCCATCTCTTTCAATGGCTGAAATTGCTTGATGCTTCTCCACATCGAAATAGTTGTCGATAGATGCGTCAAGTTCGGATGCGAGACCCCGAACTTGGCTTGAGGATCGTTCACGCAGCAAATATCTTGCCCGCCAGACAATTTCCCGTGCCTCCGAAAAAGGGGCCCAGGATACTTCATCCTTCATTGAGTCGAAATTATCTAAATTGCTAACATAGAAACCCATATTTGCTCCCCGTATCTATCTAATCCCCAAAATAAAACTCTATTGTATGGTTTGTTATCCGTGAGAAAGCCCCCGGGGTAAGCCGGTATGAACCTTCATGCCAGCCAACACCCCAAATCCATCCGCACTGAAGCTCACTGAGCGTTCGCCTGCCGCCATCGTCGGCGCGATCCTTGGCATGGCCGTAATTCGCCTGCACGACCGCCAAGATCAACTTGATAACCTGACCGAACAGAGCGTTAGTACGAGTTGTACTGACTACCAAGGAGAACGCCTGTGACAGATACCGTCGCGGCCCGTGTGGCCGCCCTTAAAACCACAAGCGTGGTTGAACTGAAAAAAATGTGGCGCGAGTTATTCCACAGCGAACCGCCACCGTTCAATCGCCGCTTTATAGAAACGCGCCTTGCCTACCGCATCCAAGAGCTCGTGCACGGTGGACTGAAGCGCGACACCCTCAAACGTATTGAATTGCTAGGAGAGCAGCTGGATGGCGGCAAACAAGAAGTTCGCCGGCGCAGAGTGGATAACCGACCAATCGCAGGCACCCGACTGATTCGGGAATGGCAGGGCTGCCCATATGAAGTTGTTGTAGGGGTGGACCACTTTGAATACCAGGGACGACCCTACAAGTCACTTTCCAGTATTGCTCGCTCTATTACTGGCACCAACCGAAACGGTTGGGCCTTCTTTGGTCTTTGCTCAGCAAGGGGAGCCGCATGAGCAACGAACAGAAGCGCTTGATCTGCGCAATCTACACACGCAAGTCCACCGAGGAAGGGCTAGATCAGAACTTCAACTCCCTGGACGCTCAACGCGATTCATGCGAAAACTACGTAGCCAGCCACAAACCAGAAGGTTGGGTTATGTCGAGAACCCGATACGACGATGGTGGGTACTCAGGTGGGAACATAGAGCGCCCCGGCCTTAAACAGCTGCTGGATGACGTGCGCTCAGGACTTGTAGACATCATCGTGGTCTACAAAATCGATCGCTTATCCCGATCTTTGGCGGACTTTGCCAAGCTGGTTGAAATCTTTGATGAGCACAAAGTAACTTTCGTCGCAGTCACCCAAGCATTTAATACCACCAACTCGATGGGGCGACTAACGCTCAACATTTTGCTGTCCTTTGCGCAGTTCGAACGTGAGTTGGCTGGCGAACGTGTGCGGGACAAGATCGCAGCGTCACGTCAACGCGGAATTTGGATGGGTGGAATGCCACCATTGGGGTATGACGTCGTTGACCGCAAATTAGTCCCCAACCCCAAAGAGGCTGATCTCGTACGCGAATTATTTGCCCGCTTTGCTGCCCTGCCATCCATGGCTTACTTAGTTCGTGAACTGAGAGCCAAAGGTGTCAAATCAAAATCCTGGACAACCGTTAAGGGGCACGAGCGTCATGGAAA